AGTACTCTGCGTTCAAACTGCTCTCGTGCCTCTAAGTAACTTGCTATGCCTCTGCTAGGACAAATATGAATAATTTCTCTTATGAAATGTTCTTCGCCTAACTCTAAAACGTCTGCATTAAGTCTATCACTGGAACCGTAATAAGTTTGCCAGTCACTTTCTTTAGTACTGCGTCTTTTGTTTTTCTTGCCTTTGAGTGGTTTCTTTGTTACTTTGAATTTTGCTAGTTTTTTGCCTACGTATTTCATGCCATTGACTTTGTTTGTTATCAAGTAAACAAATGCTTCACAACCTTCTGGTAGTTCGTCTATTGTTTCGCCTTGATAAGTCCATTGCATACAGATACTTACCGCTATTTGCCTTTTTCTGCCGCCTTTTTGGCTTTATACTTGTCGTTGATCTCATCGCCTCTTATTTTAGCATGTTTTCTTATTTCTCTCAACCACTTTCTGCTTTCAGCATGTGTTCTATGAGACTCACGAGCTTCAAACTTTTCGTTCGCAGTAAAATAAGATAGATATGCCTTTACAAGCATGTCATGTGCATCATCTTCGATCATTCTATAATCTCAATATCATTTTCATATGATGTAAATCCGTTTTCCTTAACAACTTTCATTACGTTATTAACTCTTCCAATAAGCTCATCCTTGTGAGAGATAAGAAATACATTCTTTTCGCCTTCTCTAGCCATCTTCTTAAGGACACCTAACGAATTTTCAACACCAGCAGTGTCCATACCACTATCAATAAGTTCATCAATAAATAATAAGTTAATCTTTTGATATAAACTTTCCCAAACGTCACGGAATGCAAAACTCATACCTAAGATAAGTCTGTTACGTTCTCCGCGTGACAAGTTATCAAAGTCTAAGTCTTGACCTAACTGAGTAATTTCAACATTTAAGTCATTTAAGAATACTACTTGATGTGGTAAGCCGAGTTTGTCAAGATACATTGAAAGTCTATTGTTAAGATACATCAAGTTCTGATCAATAATCTTTTTACGGATAAAACTATCTTTATTAGTAAGAAGTTTTAATAAGAAGTCTTGGTGTTCTTTAAAACTAGTAAGCTCGTTTACTATATTCCAGTTAATCTCTTGCATTGCACTATTGTTTAATTCATCAATTTGTGCTTGATAAGGGTCTAATTCTTGTTCTTTACTATTTAATGCTTGCTTTAAGCTATCTACGTTAGTCCTATGGTCGTATGCTTCTTTAGCAGTATCATAAAATGTAGTAGGCTTACCGTTAATATCACCGATATCACCGAGCCCTTTTGTAACATCGTTTACTTTAATAGTAATCTCAGACTGATACGCAATAGCATCAACAAGTTCTTTAGATTTACGTTCTGCAATCTCTGCCTTTTTGTCTGCATGTAGCTCTTGACCACATGTATAACATGTTGCATCGTCTAGTTCTGCAATGTCTTTATTTGCCTTTTCAACAGTCTTGTCGGCACGTACTAATGCTGGTTCTAATGTACTTAATTCTTTTTTAAGAGCCAAAATAGCATTGTTATGCTGTGTCCAATTAGACAACTTTTCATGCGACTCTAGTTAAGTGTTAATATCTAAGTGTTCTAGTTGATCGATGCCTAATTGTAGTTTTTTTACGTCTTGTTCATTTTTAGAAAGCCATGCACGTTGTGTACTTTGTAAACTCTCAATAGTTCCGCCGATCTTTTCATTAGCACTTTGGATAGCATTAATTTTTAATGTTTCTTCTTGGATAGCATCTTTAGTTTTCTTAGTTTGTTCTTTAAGTGTATCGGCTTTTTCACTAAGGATGGTAATACCAAGTAGTTGTTCAATAATTGCACGTTAGTCGTTCTGCCGCATACTTAAAAATGGTTCAGTATAGGTGTTTAGTGCAAGTATATGCTTAAACATATCGTGACTCATGTCAAGCAAGTCGTTAATAAACTCCTGAGTCTTGCGACTGTCACCTTGTGACTCGTCTGTCATCTCTTGTTCGTGCTCATCAACATAAAACTTTAGTACATTAGGTGAACGTCCGCGCTCGATACGATAGTCAACATTGTTTTTTTCAAAATGCAGTGTAACAAGCATGCCTTTTGAGTTTGTTTTGTTGATTAAGTTGTTTTTCTTAATGTTAGTAAGTGCAGTACCGTACAATGCATAAGACAATGCATTAATGATAGTAGTTTTACCAGTACCGTTACGTGATCCACTATCGTCGCCTCCTTGATCTAAGTTTTCGCCTAGAACTAGTGTTAGGTTGTCTTTGTCAAAGTCTACGGCTTGGGTCTGATTGCCTACACTCATAAAGTTACGTACTGTAAGGTCTTTAATTTTTATCATAGTTCGTTATAAATATCCATTAGCATCTTCTTATCGAAGTTGTCTGAGTCAATTGCATTAATTTCTCCTGCAACAATTTGATCTACGCTTTCGAATTGTGCAATGTCTAGTTCTGTATTAATGTCTTCTAACTGTTTTTGTGGAATTAAACTAATTTCACGACAGTTGTAAGTATTAATAAACGTTTCTTTAATAAAACTTGCCTCTTCAAAGCTAATAGGCAAGTCTAAGTTAACACGTAGATACATATTAGGTTTAATAATTGTATCTGCTTCGTCGATTAATTGACTTAGTTTAATAGTACGGTACTTGGGACAGTCAGGCCAGTTAAGGTATACTGGCTCAGCATCGTTTTCTCTATCGAGTATCATCATACCACGGTCATCATCCCATGCATCTGCATAGTTGTGCGGAAACGCATTACCTAAGTAATGTACCACGCCTTGTTGCTGACGTTTATGGAAGTGTCCACTAAAAACATAAGACTGATTAGCAAAGTCTTCTGCTCTAAGCTCTCCGTGGTCGGGCATCTGTACCATAGCGTTCATATAGAAGCTAGGTAGCTCAAAATGCCCAAATATATATTTGCTTTTTAGCTTTTTAAGTTTCTTCCATTCGTCGCCTACTAACCAAGGCACAATAGTAACATCCTCGATTGTTGTAAGTTCGTCGATAAATGTAATACCTGGAATATGTTTTGCAAATGCAGTACTATTAACGTCACGCTTGTCTTTATAATACAAGTCGTGGTTACCATCAAAGAAGAAGAACTGCTCAAAGGCAGCTCCTAGCTTCTCCATACAACGGATAGTAGCATCCATAGTTGTAAGATTTAAACTGTTTTTATTATGGTGCCAATCACCACAAAAAATACCAGTCTCACAACCGTTGGTTTTTGCTTGTTCAATATACCAATCAACAAAGTCTTCACAATCTTGATTGTGCATCTTGCTATTACCTTTTAATCCCAAGTGGATGTCGGTAAAGACTGCGGCTTTTTTAAACAAATTTACGTCCTCTATGATTCAACTAACATTATACAACAAAATCTCAATAAGATCAATGACTTATTTGGAAGATTTCATTTTATCGGTTTCTCGTTTCTGCTCTGCTTCCCATTGTCCTTGATTTTGTCTAGTAAAGCTAGGATTCATATTGTTCATTTCTAGAATGTCATCACGGATGTTCTGCGCACGTTTTTCAATATTAATAACACGTACAAAACTATTAGTAACTGCGGCAGTGTAATATGCAAACGGATTATCCGACTTAGATTCATCAAACTGTAAACCAATTTGTGCTAATTGTAGAATAGCTTGTCCGCGCATTTCGTCGTTGTATGTGTAACCACGTACATTGCCTCGAGTAGCTTAACGATCACAAAGTTTCATCCACATCATAGCAAGTTTATTAGTTGCCTTTCCGTGTGTTTTGTCAAAATGTCCATTTTCCATGCCACCTGCCCAATGACTCTTTCCTACTAATATTAAATCACCGTCATCATTGTACTTGTAATGATGAAAAGGTGGAAAATTAAGTTTTGTTTTAGTATCGGCAATAGTTTTTGGGTTCTTTTTACGTCCGGGCTCTTCTGGAATATGATCAAACGTCATTACACGGAAGATCAATTCTTCCTTAGTAATTGTTTTATAATCTACTTCGCATTCTGCTTGTTTAACTTTATGTCCCAAGCCTTTTCTCCGCTCAAATTCAGCAGTCGACATTTTCTTTGCTTTAGCACGTTTAGCTTCAGCAACTGTTAGTCTATTAATTTTTCCAATATCAAGTACAATAAGATCAAACATAGCATGTGATTCTTCTGTAAAACTACAGAATGTACTTTTTGATTTATGTATTTCTTTTAATATATCTTTGTTATTTAGGTAATTTACACGTCTAGCCATTACTTCTCCAAGTTATAAGATGTTACATACATTATAATATACATACATTAAAAAGTCAACTAAATAACACTATAAGAAGGAGATATTATGCCAGGTCGAAATCCATTTACAAGTTTACAAGAAACTTTTGGTAGTGCTATTAATGTTGTAAGTACATTAAAAAGAACAGTAGACACTGTATCTGCGTTTGCCGACAACCCTTTAGGATTTATGAAAAACATTCGTAGTGCAAACCTCCAACCAGATGCAATGCCAACGTTTAAATCAAATACTAGTGCTATAGTTAAAAGTCCTAGAGGCGAAAACGACTGGCGTGTAAGTTTAAGCGTTCCGCCTATAATGAAAGGAATGCCCAAAACATTATTACAGCCTTTAGTTAACACAAATAATAGAATGGTATTTCCTTTTACGCCGTCTATTATATTTTCTCATTCTGCAAGCTACAATGCATTGCAACCTACACATACTAATTATCCATTTTTTAACTATCAAAGTTCAGCTGTGGACGCTATAACTATTGCAGGCGACTTTTTTGTTGAAAATGCAGAAGATGCAGAGTATTGGGTTGCGGCAGTTACTTATTTGCGTACTGTAACTAAAATGTTTTATGGCACCGGCGCGAATTTAGGTAATCCTCCGCCAATTATTAAACTAAATGGGTACGGAGAGTTTGTTTTTAACAATGTGCCGTGTGTAGTAACTGCATTTAATATTGATTTACCGCAAGACGTGGATTATATTAAAACTACAATGGGAGGATCAACAACACCTGGCAATCATCATGCTGATCCTGTAACTACTGAAGGTGCCGATACATGGGTTCCAGCACAAAGTTTAATATCAGTAACAGTACAACCAATATACAGTAGAGCTAGACAAGCTGAATTTAATTTAAACGATTTTGTTAGTGGTAAACTAATAACAGGTAAAGGAATGATTTAATGGCAAGTTATAATAATTCTAGTCCGTGGGCAAATACAAAGGTTGTAGATCAAAGATATTTAGGATTGTTTCAAATCCGTCCTGTTCCTAAAGAAAGTGACGATGTATTATATGAAATTGAATCTCAATATACTCATAGGCCAGATTTATTAGCTTACGATCTATACGGAAGTACAAAATTGTGGTGGGTATTTGCGCAAAGGAATATGGACACAATTAAAGACCCAATTTATGATATCGAAGCAGGCGTAGAAATTTATCTACCAAAAGGACCTTCATTAAAACGCTTGTTAGGAATTTAAAAGATGCCACCTAATTTTAACGGACTGCGTAACAACATTGCTAGAAAAGTAAATTCAATTAAAGAATTGGTACCGGATATTTCATCAACGTTAGAAGGTGAAGTTTCTAAATTCACAAATGAACTAGCTTCTTTTGATTTTACTAAATCTGCAATAAACGTATTAGGCATAAATGACGGTACTGCGGTTTCAAGTCTACTTAGTAAACTTAATGGACCGGGAGCAACAGCAGACTCTTTTAATTTTAAAAGCAATTTAAGTGCAAAACCTGGTCCAATTGGCACTACAAATAAGCCTGGAGAATTAGTTCCAGGTCAGAGTCCCGGTCCGTGGGCAAATGAACTTGAAGGCTTTGCTAGTATGAATTGTTTAATGACACTTTCGGCATTAACTAAAGACGAAGTAAATGACCCTGATGGTACATATAGAAAATCCGGTGTTGCTGAAAATAGAATAATTTGTAGGAGCGGCGGCTCCGGTACTAAGAAAGTTAAAACTGCATACGAAAAGGTACTAGGAAAGACCCTAGAATTTTTCCTAGATGATTTAGAATTTAAATCAATAATGGTGGCAGACAACGATGCTAGAAATTCTAATGTAACAACCCTAGCGTTTGAAGTTACTGAACCTTATAGTATGGGATTATTTTTAAATACTCTTAAGGCTGCGGCAACTTTAGGCGGCTATGCAAACTATATCGAAGCTACATACATGCTAACACTAGAATTTGTCGGTACGGACGAAGAGGGCAACATGGGAGTTGCTCCTTATTCTAGGAGATTTCTTCCAATTAAACTTAAGACTGTTAGGCTTAAAGTATCCGGCTCCGGCTCTGTCTACGCATGTACAGCATACTTGTCAAATGAACAAGCAATGCAAGATGCAGTACAGCAAGTAAAAACGGATATTGCAGTAACAGGAGCTACAGTTAGAGAACTATTGCAGTCAGGCGGCCAAAGTCTAACTACTATACTAAACACTAGATTGCTTGACATGCAAGATAAGGGACAAGTAAACGTTGCAGACCAATATGTTATTGTGTTTCCAGAAGACCGCACAAGTGCGACTGGAAGGCCTTCGGCTGCATCTAGCAATAGCTCTTCTGGAGCAACTATAAATCCATATGGATCTATGGCAGATGGTGAATTTGGCGGAATGGCTAGCTCTTCAAATCAATTAACACGAGCAGAATTAACAGAACAGTATAGATCTATTACAGGTGATAACGAAGGAGAAGTGCCACTAAATTACGACCAATATATTAATAGTATTTCTGGCATTGTTAGATCGTCCACTGAATTTGGTTCTGCATTTAAAGATTATGCTAATAGTGATTTTGCAACAAATATAATTGGCCAAGCTGCCATTATTAATAATCCAGTTGAAGCAGGTCAGTCTCCGATGGGATCAATGCAGTATTCTCAAGAAAATATTGACAGGTACCCTATTTTCTCAAGAGGCTCAGCAGAATTACAAACTAGTGGCACTAATAGAATGTTTAAGTTTAGAGCAGGTGCACGAATACAAGATATAATCGAAGAAGTACTGTTAGTTAGTTCATATGGACAAGCACTTGCTGGACAACTTTCAGACATTACAAACCCTACAGGAATGGTTCAGTGGTACAGGATTGAAGCAGATACTTACACTGTTCCAGAAAACACAGAAGTGCTTAGAACCGGCACAAGTCCTAACATTTATGTGTATAGAGTTGTGCCTTATATGGTGCATTCTAGCGTGTTTAGTAACCCAGCAACTCCGGCAGTTGGTATAGGAGCGTTAAAAGCTGAAGCGGCAAAAGAATATGAATATATTTACACTGGCAGAAATAAAGATATTTTAGATTTTGAGATTGATTATAGGTTTGCCTTCCAAGCAGGCGCTTTAGCAGATTCTGCGTCAAGTTCAGCTCAACAGCGACAAGGCAGTGCTGTGCAATCAACACCTAACCCACATTCTTCATCTTATACAGCTGGTGGTGAATCAGCCGCTGAGTTTGTACCTGTGGAAGGTATGGTCTCACAAGTCGAAGTTATCAATGCAGGAGCAATAGCAGGCGGCGGCTCTGAAATAAGCAATGCAGAAATAAGCATCGCACGAAATTTTAATGACAGATTAGTTAACAGTAAAAATGATTTGCTAATGGCCGAACTAACAATTATTGGTGATCCCTTTTATCTTAGTGATAACGGCGCAGGAAATTATCATGCCGGCCACACTTCGTATACTAATATGACCGAAGACGGCACGGCAAACTATTCCAACGGCCAGGTACACATTAATATATTATTTAGAACTCCGGTTGATATTGATGAAGATGTAGGAAATTATACATTTTCTGAAGACTTGCTATTAGTTGAATCATTTAGCGGATTGTATATGGTTAAAACAGTTATGTCAACTATTAGTAAAAACCAATTTACTCAAACCCTATCACTGAATCGAGTTTTAAATCAGCAAGAGTCATCTACTACTGCAAATACTGGTATAATGGTTAGTACTACTGACGCAAGAGAATCATTAAATGAACGAGCACTTGACGTACAACGTATTGCAAGTGCGGCAATAAGTGAATTGAATTTTCCATCTAATATAATTGCATATCAAGACGAGTTAGCACAATTACTACCAAAAGTGCAGGAACTCGGAACTATAGCAGAACAAGCCAAAGCCGCGTTAAATACTGATGAACTAGCACTATTTGGCAAAGTAGGTGAATTGGCAGAATCGCTAGAAGCTAGTATGGGCAACTTTGATATTGGCCAAGTCGGCCTTGACTTTGAAAATATTGAGCAAACATTAGGTCAATTTACAGGAATTAATTTGGATACTATTAAAACAAGTACATTACCTTCGTTAGGTACTATTGGCGCAAGTGTGTTACCATCCATACCGTTGCCAGGTGTAGGGTCATTAAATGCGGCAGCAAGTTTTGCACAGTCAAGAGGCGCAAGTGAATTAAATGCCTTAAATAGCAATCTAAAAGATAAAATAGGCGGAGCAACAAGTGCTTTAACTGGACCACTTAGAACGATAGAGTTACCGGCCGTTAATTTGCCTAATGTAGATTTAGGCGGCCAGCGGGTATTTAACACGCTAACTAATAGATGGGAAAGCTTCTAATGCCACCAAACAATAACCAAAACAATTTAAGATCTAAACAACATATTGATCCTAGTTCACCGGGACCGTTTGAAGCTATTGTAGTTAATCATTTAGATCCTCACTATATGGGAACACTTCAAGTTGAACTATTAAAACAGACAGGAGCAGGTAATCAACCTGAGCGATCAGGACAAATGATCGAAGCTAGATATTTAAGTCCGTTTTACGGCGTTACACCAACTGGAGCAACATCTGGAAATGAAGGATATAAAAATTCTCAAAAATCATATGGCTTTTGGGGAGTGCCGCCTGATATTGGAACTACAGTTTTAGTAATTCTTGTAGAACAAAGTTTGTCTAAAGCATTTTGGATAGGGTGTGTACAAGAAGAAAATATGAACTTTATGGTGCCAGGGTATGCTGGTACAGATAATTTATCTGATTACGGTAACCGAGCACCGTCAGCAGAATATAACAAACAGTTACAATCTGTAAAACTTAAAGATGCTACCAAATATAAAAAACCAGTACATGTTGATCTTGCAAGGTCATTAATCCGGCAAGGATTAATATCTGACGATGTTAGAGGAATAACTACTTCAAGTGCTAGACGAGAAGTTCCTAGTGCTGTTTTTGGAATAAGCACTGGCGGCCCAGTAGACAAACGCACAGGTGCACCAAAAAGTGAAGTAGGACCAGTTGGTCAAAAAACTAATATACATACACATAGACTAGGTGGTTCGTCGTTTGTAATGGATGACGGTGACGACAAGTTTATAAGAAAAGGTAAAGCAGAAGATACTCCAATGGAGTATGTAAGTTTAGAGGCAGGCGAAGTTGGCGGTGATCCCACATTACCTGCTAATGAACTGTTGCGATTAAAAACTCGTACAGGCCATCAAATACTTTTGCACAATACTGAAGATTTAATTTACATTGGAAATGCAAAAGGTACAGCCTGGATTGAACTTACATCAAATGGTAAAATAGATATCTTTGCCGCAGATAGTATAAGTGTGCATACACAAGTTGATATGAATTTTACAGCAGATCGAGATATAAATTTTGTTGCAGGACAAAACTTAAATATGGTAGTTGGACAAGACATCAAAGCTACTACAGGTTCTAATATGAATTTTGTTGTAGGTAAAAATGCTATGTGGAATGTAGGTGATAGTTACGATGTTGCCTCAGGCGGAAGTATATCGCAATATGCAGAAGGAAATTCTACATATACGTCAACTGGAAATGCCAACTTTTTATCAGGAGCAGAAGTATTTATTGGTTCATCTGGCGGCAACGTCAACTTAGATGCTTGCAATAGTTTGAAGATAAATGCAGACCAAGAAGGTCATATACATATTGGAACTGATTTACATATTACATCTAAAGGTGAAACAGACATCAAATCTACAGGCGAAATGGCTGTACAAAGTACTGCGGCTATGCGAATACACAGCGAAGCAACATTAGATATACTTGGTGCTACTACAACTAAAGTTTCATCAACTGGTACATTAGATATTAATGGCGGTACTGCAATTAAGATGACAGGATCATCAATTGACTTAAATGGACCATCTCCGGCGTCATTGGCAACGGCAGCCGGTGCAGAAACTGCGTTAGTTCCGGCAGCACCAACACCGCTTGCACCCGAACCAGCATCAGTAGCAGAACAAGCATCAAGAATACCACAGCACGAACCGTGGTATGAACACGAAAACTTAAATCCAACATTATATACTCCGGATAAAACTAGAGCAAACACTGAACAACTTCCAACATTTGTGCCTCGTACTCCTGATACATTTGCTAAGTCAATTGGTACACCTATATTTGGCGCACCTCCAGTTGTGTCTAATAGAAGAAATTCTACGGGCGAGGTAGGTGTAACAACCCCTACTTCATATTACGGAGCATCTAGCACACCAGCGTATGACTCGCAGGAGTCATTAGGAATATCTCCTGCACCCGGTGCACCAGCATCTAGTGACATACGAGAACGAGCTAGAGTATTAGCATCAGCTATGCGAGCTGTAGGATTTACTGACGACGAAACGTTATTATCAATAATTGCAGTTTGTCATACTGAAAGTAGATTGCTACCTGCAGAAGAACTAAGTTATGGTAATAATACTAATAGCTATATTAGAAGTATATTTAAAACAGCAACTAGGGGAGTTAGTGAAGCCGAACTTACTGCGGCCAAGTCTACAAAAACTTCTTTCTTTGAATTAGTATACGGTAACAATAATGCAAAAGGACGTGAACTAGGAAATCAATTTGATGGTGACGGTGGTGCATTTATTGGAAGAGGAATTATACAATTAACTGGCCGAGCAAATTATGAAAGATACGGCAAAGCCGCAGGGCTTATTGACGAAGCATTAGTTGATGGACCCGACGGTACAAACAAAAACCCGAACGGCGTTACTGTAATTGCTAATCCTAGTTTATTGGCTACTGATTTTGTAACAAGTTGTAACGTAGCCGCACAATATCTTAAAGATAGATACCGTCCTAATAGAGGCAGGGGAATATTAGGTGATCTAAGACTATGTATTAATGCAGGCGGATATGATCATGCATATCCTAAAGACTTGCAATTTTTAAACGCAATTGATGCAACTTGGATACAAGAACCTCTACCTGAATCAGTACAAGGCATTGACGATAATGTTACTAACGCAGGCGGAACGCAAGAAAGAAGAAAAGGACCATTTTAAATGTGTAATGTTTTTATACCAGAAGGTAAAGTTGTACGCCCAGGTACAATACAAGATTTAACTTCAGAAAGTGCATCGTTAGATTCGCAAGCATTTAATTATACAGGCGAAGCATCAAATCTTGAAGGCGATTATCCAGGATCAATTGGCGGCCTAAATTCAAATTCTGGATCACCTATTGCATATGCTAATCCGGGCCCTGTTCCTAGCGGCCCTGGATACTTAAAAATGAAAGCGTTACTTGATAATGTAATTTCAGCAGATTGGAAAGAAAAAGGCCGCCCGGGAAATCCTAATATCTTAGCCTGTTATGATGCTTGCGGACTATCTTATGATCGAGATACTGGATCAAGTGCTTATTATTGGTGTGCGGCATTTGTAAGTTATATACTAAAAACAGCAGGTATCCAAAGTCTAAGCTCAATGAGTAGTCAAGCATATCGAAATTATGGATCTGAAGTAGACTGGAGAACATTAGATAAAATTCGATATTTAGATATAGTAGTTTTTAAGTCTAAAACAAGAACCGGAGGACATATTGGATTTATTGTTGGTGCAGATGCAACGACTAATAAACTTAAAGTGTTAGGCGGAAACCAAGGAGACGATGCAAAAGTAACAACTTACAGTGTTGAAACCTCTAAACAGTATGTTATTAACATAAAGCGTAACTGGAACGTTCCTGCAGAATATGACAAGCCATTATTTGGCGAAAATAAATTAGATATAGACGCTGTTTCAACAGGCACAAACAGCACTACAGTATAAGGCTAAATATAGTATGAGCACATTAGAAAAGGATATGTACGAAAGAATTAAGGTGACTGGAGCAAAGAAAGCTCCATCACAGCCTAATTCTGCACGAGCATATAGAGGGTTAAGTACAACAAACCCAAATAACGCTTCGTCTACATTGTACGATCTTGCATTAATTAAGCAAGACTTAATAAATCACTTTCATATAAGACAAGGTGAAAAATTAGAAAACCCTGAGTTTGGTACAATTATATGGGAAGTGTTATTTGAACCAATGACAGATGATTTAAAAGGCGCTATTGCAAAAAATGTCACTGATATTGTAAATTACGATCCGAGAGTTCAGGTAGATCTAGTAACTGTTGATGCATTTGAAACAGGTATTCAAATTGAATTAGACTTAACATATCTTCCTTACAACATATCTGAATCTATGCGCTTAACATTTGATGAAAGCAATGGATTAATATCGTAAATTATATACGCACTTATCCTAAACTAATAAATACTGTGAGTGAAGGAAACCATAAACTATGTCAACTACAGATAGACAAAACAGGTTATTAGTAGCCGAAAATTGGAAGCGTATATACCAAAGTTTTCGCAATGCTGATTTTCAAAGCTACGACTTTGATAACCTAAGAAGAACAATGATAGCATACCTTAGGACTAATTATCCTGAGGATTTTAACGATTATATCGAGTCTAGCGAATATCTTGCGCTGATAGATTTAATTGCATTTTTAGGCCAAAATATTTCCTTCCGTATTGACCTAAATGCAAGAGAAAACTTTTTAGAATTAGCAGAGCGTAGAGAATCAGTTCTCCGTTTAGCACGGTTACTTTCTTACAACCCAAAACGTAACCAAGCGGCCCAGGGACTTTTAAAAGTAACAAGTGTTTCAACAACTGAAGAGGTTGTAGACAGTAATAACTTTAATTTAGCAAATCAACAAATACAATGGAACGACCCAACTAACACAGATTGGTATGAGCAATTTATTAAAGTAATGAATTCTGCACTACCTGCTAATGGAACTTTTGGACGCCCACTTAAAAAAGAAATTGTCGACGGTGTTCCAAATGAACAGTACAGATTTAATGCTGTTAATACTGACATTCCGACATACGGATTTACTAAAACAGTACAAGGAAAATCACTACAATTTGAGGTAGTGTCTACAGATTTAAATACTGATACAAAAAACGCTGAAGAAGAAATTCCGTTGACTGCAAATAGTTTTGCGTATCTTTATAAAGACGATAGTCGCGGACCTGCAAGTAGTAATACTGGATTCTTTTGTACTTTCAAACAAGGCTCATTAGATAGCGGACAATTTGTAGTTAATACTCCGACAACTAATCAAGTAATTGATATCGATGCGGCAAACATTAATAACGATGATGTTTGGCTTTACAAGTTAGATGCATCTGGACAAGAGTCAGAATATTGGACAAAGGTTGATGCTGTTGAAGGCAACAATATTATCTATAATAGTGTTAGTAAAAAAATTAGATCAGTTTACAGTGTACTTACTCGAGTAAGTGATAGAATTAGTTTAGTGTTTTCAGACGGTACATTTGGAGAACTACCACAAGGCGTATTTAAAGTATTTTACCGTACTAGTAATAATCAAAGTTATGTAATTAAACCAACCGACATGACAGGAATTCAAATTAAAGTCCCTTATTTAAGTAGAAGTAATACTGTTGAAACAATTACGCTTAATTTAGAATTAAAATATACTGTTGCTAATAGTTCTACAAGCGAAACTAACGAAAGCATTAAGCAAAATGCACCTTCGACTTATTATACCCAAAATAGAATGGTAACAGCAGAAGACTACAACGTTGCTCCGTTAGGCATAAGTCAAGACATTATTAAAGTAAAATCAGTTAATAGATTTGCAAGTGGAATTAGTAGATATTATGATTTGTTAGATGCAACTGGAAAATATAGTAGTACAAATTTGTATGCAAATGACGGCATTATATATAAAGAAAATTTAGTTAATAAAGATAGCTTTACCTATATAACACAAACAGACATTGAAAGTGCTATTACAAATAAAATAGAACCTATTTTAAAAGATCGAAGAGTTTTAAATTATTACCTAACAAACTTTACAAAAGTTATTACATCTGATTTAAAAGCAGAGTGGGTACAAACTACTAGCGACACTAATAGAGGGACAGGACACTTAATAGACGAAAGTGATGTAAAGTACAAAGTTGGTACTTTTACAGCAAACAACCTGCGCTTACTAGAAGCAGGGTCGCTTCTTAAGTTTGAAGCCCCAACAGGTTACCACTTCTTAGTAGGTGATAAGACAACATTAATTGCAGGAGCAGTCGGCGCACCTAATACACTAATGTATAAGTGGGTAAAAGTAATTAGTGTAAATGGCGACGGTACTACAAACACTACATCGGGCCTAGGACCTATTGTGCTTAACGATAGTATTCCGACACAGGCGCTATTAACAGAAATTAGACCTAAACTAACTACAAGTATTAATGATTCAGTTAAAGTACAAATTATTGACCAAGCATTTGCAAATAATACATTTGGACTGCGCTATGATGTTGGTACTAGACAGTGGAGACTTATTACTGAAGTAAACTTAGATACAATTAGTGATTTTAGTACAGGAAAAACCGGCGATGTTAGCAGTCAAAACTTAGATGCAAGTTGGTTATTATGGTTTAAAACTGACGGCGAAAAATACAATATTACATATCGGGCAATGCGTTATGTATATGAAAGTGATAACGAAATTAAATTCTATTACGATAGCAGTGATAAAATTTATGATAATAAAACTGGTAAAATTATTAAAGATAAAATTCAAGTATTAAGTATTAATACACAGCCTATGTTAACTTTACCGTTTACATCTGACTACAATTTTGAAATTACAAAAGAATATAGAGATGCCGACGGCTATGTAGATTCAAAGAAAGTAGAAATATCATTCTTTGATGCTGATGATGACGGCGTAGTTGATAATCCAGGATCGTTTGTTGACATTGTTAATGAAACTGTTTCCCCTACTACAAAGTATATATTTCAAAAGAAATACACTACAACCGACGGTGTTGAAGATTATCAATATGTAACACAAACGTCACAAAACATATTAGTGCTTACATCTGAATCGGCTATAGGAGCATATAGTTCTTATGATGCATTAACTATCTTTTTCGCAATTGACACAGGGTTATTCAAACAGTTATCGTCAGATAAACTTTTACTAACGCAAATATCAAATTTTAAAGCATTTATTGGTAGAGCAGATTTAAAATTTAGATATGTACATGCCGCAGATAATAACAAGCGGATTGATCCTAGTAGTACCAACTTAATAGACACGTACTTGTTAACAAGATTGTATGACACCAGTTACAGAAAATGGCTAAATGGTGATCTTACAACAAAGCCATTACCGCCTAGCAGTGATCAACTGTATAGAAGTTACGGCGCTGAGTTAGATAAGATTAAAAGTATTAGTGACGAAGTAATATACCATCCAGTAAAGTACAAAATACTTTTTGGATCAGCCGCGGAGAATAGTTTGCAAGCAACGTTTAAAATTGTTAAAAATACAGAAACTGTATCCAACGATAATGAAGTAAAGTCAAATGTAATTAATGCAATGAATGAATATTTTAGTTTGGAAAACTGGGAGTTTGGTGAATCATTTTACTTCTCAGAACTCTCAACTTACATAATGAATCAACTTGCACCTTCAATTAGTTCTATAGTAATTGTTCCAAGCGACGACTTACTATCATTTGGATCGTTGTATGAAATAAACTCAGAATCTGATGAAATTTTCATAAGTGGTGCAACTGTAGAAAATGTAGAAATAATAGATACTATTACTGCAACTAAACTAAAATCCTCAGGCACTGTTATTACAGCAAGCACTGAAGTTTCAAATACTGGAATACAAAGTTCGAGTACTGCATATACGTCCACTATCAACACCGGAGGCTCGAGCTACTAATGGCTTATAATGATGACCAAAACGAATATCCACTTCCAGTTAATGGCAAATCTAATAGAAAGTCTGCGGAGTTACTTCCGAGATACTTCCGTACTGAGACAAATACTAAGTTTTTAAACGCAACATTAGATCAGGTTACTACGCCTGGCACTGCAAAAAAACTTAATGGGTATTATGGCAGAAAAACTGCAAATGCATATTCTCCTAAAGATATCTATTTAGGAGATGTTACAGCTCAACGAGAAACTTATCAGTTAGAACCGTCGTTAATATCTAAAGACTTACTCGGCAATGTATTATTTTATAAAGATTATAATGATTTTAGAAATCAACTTAGTGTATTAGGCGGTAGTGTATCAAATGAAAGTTTATTAAACAGCCAAGAGTACTATGCATGGAACCCTAATTTAGATTGGGATAAACTTGCTAACTTTAGAGAATATTACTGGTTACCAAATGGTCCTGCAAACGTAACAGTCTTTGGCCAAAATGATGATGTAACTAGTACGTACACAGTTTCAAGTGTAGATAATTTAGGCAATAGAGGATACACATTTAACGGTAATTTAACACAAAATCCAACATTAGAATTATATAGAGGTCAAACTTACATATTTGATATAGATGCCGCTGGGTTGCCACTTACTTTCAGAACATCGAGAGCTATCGAAAGCGATAACGAGTATGCAATCGGCATAACTAATTCAGGAACTGATACTGGATCGATTACGTTTACTGTGCCACTTGAAGCACCAGACAGATTATACTATGTTGCCCAAACAGATATTAATACTGGTGGAACAATTAGAATTGCAGATATAGAATCAAACACTTCTATAGATGTTGCAACTGATATTTTAAATAAAAAAACATACACTACTGCAAATGGATTTGCATTAATGAATGGTATGAAAATTAAGTTTGAAGGAACTGTTACTCCTGAAATATATGCAACCAATACCTGGTATGTTGAAGGTGTCGGTGACAAGATTAAATTAATTAAAGATACTGATCTTACTATTCCGCAAGCATATTCCGCAGACATCAATGTATTGTTTGATGCTAATCCTTTTGATAATTTACCTTATAGTAGAGCAAACTCTTATAGTGCAACAAAAGATTATATTGTTATTAATCGTAGTTCACCTGATAAAAGTGCTTGGGCAAGAAACAACAGATGGTTCCACAAATCAGTGCTTGAAAAAACAGCTGAACTAAATGGTGAAGTATTTAACATTGATCAAAGTGCAAGAGCAAAGCGTCCTATTATTGAATTCAATGCAGGACTAAAATTATTTGAATTTGGTACAGAAGCCAAAACAGAAAATGTAGATTTAATTGATACTTTTACTACTGATGTATTTTCTACAATCAACGGCAAAGAAGGTTATAGCATTGACGGCGTTGATATTACTGACGGTATGCGCATATTGTTTACAGCGGATACCGACCTGCTTGTAAAAGATAAGATATACAAAGTTAAATTTATTAAACATAATTCAACAGTAGCGCAAATAGCGTTAATAGAAGAATCGGATACTCTTCCTATTGCTAATCAAGTTGCACTAATAATTGCTGGTACTAATGCCGGTAAACAATATTATTATAACGGCTATGCTTGGAAATTAGCACAATATAAGTCTACTGCAAATCAACCCCCGTTATTTGAGATATTTGATGATTTAGGATATAGTTATACTGATTCATCAACGTATCCAGTAAGTGATTTTATAGGTAATAAACTGTTTAGTTATAAAGTAGGAACTGGAAAGGCTGATATCGAATTAGGTTTTCCTATTACATATAAGTCACTTGAAAATGTAGGCGATATAACGTTTGATTTTAATTTAGTAACAGATTCATTTAATTATCAAATTAATAATACTCCGTTATCTAAAAACACAGACGTTGGATTCTGTAAAGTATATACTGACATTACTAGTTTTGAATATTGCAATGGATGGGCAACGACAAAAACTAACACAGTTCAAAAAGTTATTAGGCAATATGATGTTGCTACTGCACAGGCAGATTTTGCAATCGATGTTTATGACAA